GAATCATTAAAAATTAAGGCACCCCTAGCCGTTATAGTTGAACTGCTAAAAGTTGTGTCGGCAAAATCAGTTAAGGCTGTAGTGCCACTGGTTGAGGGATCAACTCTCGTAAGAGTGTTTCCCTTAGCCGTGTATCCAGTGCCTGATACCTCATTACTTGTGGTATAAGCAGTGGTTGTGGCGTCTAGGGTGGCGCTACTTGTATACAAAGCTAATTTAAAAGTGCTTCCACCTGAATTTAAAAAATTATGCTTTGCCTCAAGTAACTCTTTTTTAAAACTTGTACACATTGCCTGGGTAATAGACATCTTATAATCTCCTAATCATCTCTGCTAACTCAATGTGACCTGCCTCTTTTAAAGCGTTGTATACCGTAGTTCTATCTGATTTTATGGCCTCTTTCATGTAAAAAACCACCACAGACTCCATGCTTTGTTTAAACGCTTCTGCTTGATCTCTTATAACAGGTGGGGCGTTTTCGGAGACAGACATTAGTTTATTAACACAACGGTGAGCCACCTCTTCCGGAGTCCACCCGCGATTTAAGGTGGTCTCAACATCTACGTGAAAATCGTCCGGCATATTTATGTTAACGTCAAACATTACGTTCTAGGCCTTCTTGGTAAACCATCACGGTAAGCGTCACTGTTCTCACGAGCCTCTGCGAGATCTTTAAGTCTCTGTAAAGACTCTGTGAACCTGTTGTTGTACAGCGTTAAGAGATCTGGCTCACCCTTCATATAAGTGTATGCCTCAACTAAAGAAGCGTACAAGATGGTGTTTGGAGCATTGGTGCTGATCCAAGTAGTACCACTATCGCCCCCGGCGGTTAAACTAGCGGGTCTATAAAAATAGTGTAACTCACTAGAGTAATTAGCATCCGGTGTGGGAGCTATAATAAAGTTATCTACATCAAATAAGGCGTAATAAACGGGCTGACCCGTTGTAGAACCGTTGGGGTTATATTCTTGCACAAAGTTCACATCTTTCTGTAATAGAAAAACTTTGTTACTGGAGACTTCTATAGACAGAGAAAAGGACGCTAAGTAATCATCTGGAGCGTTTAAAAACTTATCACCAGTAGTCATGACACCCGTGACGTTCTTTCTAAAATACTCTAAGTCTACAAGACCCAAAATCCTATCTTCGGCGGCCCTTATAAAAACAGGTAAATTGGTGACAAAAGACGTTTCGGTGTTTTCCGTAAAGTCTTGTATTGCTGTTTTAAGTTCTGCAAATGTAAAACTCATTGCTTACACCACTACTGTTACGTTACCCACCTGCCCTGTAGCCTTTATGGGAATGAGATCTTTCCCAAGAGGGGCTACACCCACAAGAATAACAAAAGGCTCATTTCTATCGGGTCGTGCGTCTCTCAAAGCTTGAACATCTGCTACCGTATGAAAAGGACCTAATTGCGGTTGTTTTGCCTCAAACTCATCCTTACCAACTAAAGCACCGTTCCATTCTTTACGCATGTCTCGATACCGATATCGAAAACCAGAACGATCCGATATTGCGTATGCGTATTTTCCAGAAGCAAATTTAGCCATTAATTCGTCTTAAAATACTGATATTGTGGCACCACATTATATGACGCTCTGTCTCTATCCTCTGTAGCGGCTCTCTCAAACTCTTCTTCGTAAACAGCCTTTAAGAGTTGGACCCTGTCTGGTGCTCTTTTCATTGATAGATAATACGCCAACCCCGCTGCAAGGCATGGGTAGAACCTAAACGGAACTTCAACAGTATTTGTCGGTGTATCCGCGTCTTGTATTCTTGTGAGTGCGTCATAAACAACCGTGTCGGTGCTATTTTCAGGAACGGGCCATATCTTCAAGTTAGGCGTTATCTGCCTATCCAAAAAGAATTGATTAGGGCGTCCCTGAGTTGTCTTAGTCGGGATATTTAAAAACTGACTCCTGCTAAGACGCTCTAACGCAAAGTCCGTGTTACTTCGTCTAACCACGGCTGATAGGATATCTATGACATCTGTTCCTATAGAATATTCACCGTCAGCGGCGGTAAGAGCCTGTGTTCGTTGCTCAATAGTCCATTGATTAAGACCGCGATTAGCCCAGTCCGCAAACAGAATATTAAGAGAACGACGTGTAGTCTGGAGGTCGTAACCTGTACGAACCTCCAAACCGCATCGTTCAAACGCCTCTTCTACGTAATCAGCGACGTTTAGCTCAAAATCTGTGCTTCCTGAAGTGGTCATTACGCCATCTTAACTAGCTTAAAACCTTTTGCTTTGGCTGCTTTGCGGATCTGCGCTACACTCATAGCCTTTCCGCCATCTTTCATCATCATGTCAGGCTTTTTAGCCATTCCACCGCCGCGCATCATTGTAGGCTTTTTAGCCATTCCACCGCCGCGCATTTTCATTGGTTTCTTAGCCATTCCGCCGCCACGCATTTTTACAGGTTTTCTACGAGGTTTCATTGCCATATTCTAGTCTCCTATATAGATCACGTCGTTGTTGATATATCTCAGAGGCATTAAACTCATCAAGATAAGAGTCATAATAACCCTTTTCTTTTATTTTGTCTGCGCTTTCCTGTATTTTTGATAAACGCTGAACGAATATCAAAGCATACGGTTCTTCTACCTGATACTCGAAAGACCCGTCATCAATAAAATCATTTGCTTCTTCAAACGGATGAAATCCCATGAGCCAAATATCTTTATCAATAAAGATGCCTTGAGATATGGCGTTATTTAGCTGTTTCAAATCTTCATCAAAATCATCAGGACTTTCTTGAAAAGCAAAATCAACGATTATTACAAGGTCCTTAGTGTCTTCAAAACAAGATACCGCGGTATAGATGTCTTGTTTGTGAGCGCAGTATTTGAAGACAAAATCTACTTTATCGTCTTTCCATGCGGAGCGAGCATAGGGACAAGCAGGTAAGTTGTTGAAATATTTATTGGGGACCTCTAAGGCATGTTCTGACCATGCCTTAATTTCATCTATAACGTCTTTTTCAATCCCCGAATACATTAAGCTACTGCGCCTTTAACCCTTCTTTTCTTAGCAGACATTATCACTCCACAACCTCGTGGGACGACGCCGCCAGAAGCCAAGCTTACTTTTGCCTTTTTAGTATTTGCGACAACCGTTTTACCTTTAGAGCCCGCAGACTTCTTTTTACGAGCAGTTTTAGCTCTCTCACTTTTCGACAAACTTTTAGCTTTAGACCTTGGTAAGCATCTATCAGGATTTTTCTTATCCTTTGAAGTGCCGCAAGGACCTTTGATTTCACCATCGGTTCCAATCCTTACCCAATCTTGTTTTAACCACTCTTTTAACTGACCCATCTAACGACCCTTACGTTTGCCGCCTTTAGCTTTCTTAGCGTAATTTGGGTCTTTACAATATTTTGAAGCAGCCAGGTTTGCGTAAGCAGATGGATATGTATCGAAGGTTCTTTTTGCCCAAGCCTTCCCCTCCGGACATATCTTACCTTTACTCTTCACCTTTCCGCCTTTTTTCATGCGGACAACTTGTGATGTGCCAAAACCTAAATTTACTCGTGAGCTACCGGGCATTTTTCTTTCCTTCTGAATTGTCCCAGGTTACAACATTTTCTTTTACTATGTTCTTTAAAACCAGGTTAATATACTCTTGATTCTTTCTTATTTGTTTATTGCTCTCCTCAACCTTGAAAGCAATAAGGGTTGTTCTTTTGTCAAGATCAACAAGAGTTGAACATATCCAGACAACCGCCCCTACCGACAGAGCCACAGAGACTCCTGTAGACCACTGTCTCTTATCTAACATCTCCACCTCCTACGCGCTTGTCGAAGGCGACTGTTTGGGTTCTTAGCGGCTTTAGGGAATTTTTTCATTTGGCCCGCAGATCTCGCACAAAAGGATTTTCTCCTTGCGGCTCGTTTTCCTTTAGGACTCTTCTCTGTAACGGCTGTTTTTAACTTACTACCGGGATTCTCGCGGTTGTAACGCGCAACCCCGCTTATCCCTCTTACGAGGAGCCTTAGTCTTGCGGGCCGTTGTGCGCTTGCGGGGAGCCATTACGCATGGAACGCTGTCAGCGTAGTAAACGTAGCAACGGTGTATTGAACATAAATACCAGAGGGAAATAGTAGCCCCTCGTCAGGTATAGTTATGTCCCGCGTAGTTGTTGCAGAAGCTACCGTTCCTACCTTAAATATGCTCGTTCCGGTAGGAGAACTGTCTCTAAAATCTAAAGTTCCATCCGCAGCAGAACAAACAATGTTAAGACCTTGCAAACGAGATCTTCCTGCGAAGATAACGTCAGCCGCACCCGCCGCGTGACCCAAAGAAACATTAGCCGCTGGTTGTGTACTAGCACTCGCTGCAGTAACGGTCTTAAAGAACTTGGTTCCTGACGTGGTAGTTGCTGATCCTGGAAGGGTTATCGTTTCTGTTTGAGCAGAACCGTTAACATCTGTGCCTGTGATAGTCACCGTCTTGCCACTATCGCCTGTTCCCGCAGTGGTCGCTGTGACAATTCTTCCTGCGGCAAAAGTTGCAACTCCGCCAGAAGCGTCCGTCCCACCTATTGTGAAGTCAGTATTAGGACGCTCATTAGCAGAAATAGAAGCATTATCAGCGGCATTAGTATCAGCGGTTATAAATACAGCTTTTACATCAGAGCCTGACATAATCTACTCCTTTATCTCACCCCGCAGAATTAGCGATTTACGCTTCGCGCTTCCAACAGGAGGTAAGTCCTGTCTAGAAACCTTCTTCGTAGTAGCCTTCTTCGCGGCGGCTTTAGGTTTAGTCTTAGAGGAAGTAGCCATACTTTACTCCTTAACGATTTTGTGCGGCGAAGAGGTAATCAATATTGATTGATTTGGTTCCGGTAGCAGAACCAGACAACTCCATAGCTCCTATCGCTAAGTTCTCATCATCGGGAAGATTAGTCGTATGAGTAGCAACCAAGTTCCTGTTTACAAAAAACTCTACAGAACCTGTGCCTTTGACGTGAAATCCTAGAGTTACAGCGGTTCCACTAGCGATATCTACACCGCT